GAAACCAGGCGGGAGAGTTTCCCATCCGCACCAGGGTAAGTTTAATGTCATTCCAAGACACAGGGGTCAAAAGACCATCCCGACCAGAGCGAGTTTAAGAGTCATCTCGGGACTTGTAATCATCAAAAGAGATTACATCTTCACTAAGTCCACCAGGAAGATTGATGGAACCTGCTGCGCCAAAGTTAACATTGTCCAGAGAATCAAGGTCTCCACCAGGACGGTTGAGATAATCAGAAGAAAGATTGAAATTATATTCACTCCAATCTTTTGCCCACTGATTTTGATTGTCTGTAAAACGAATAGTGTTGTTGATCTTTTTCTTCAAGTCACGAACTGAATTGAGTGAATCAAACAGTTCGGTAAGGTATTCATCTTCGCCCTCTGCAAGAGCGTTGATCAATGCCTGACGGATAGCTTCTTCTGCTTTCTCTAATTGTGATGTAACGCTCATAGTAACCTCAGTTGTATTTACGATAGGCACCCACTTCAGGGTCGGGGTCTAACCACTTGGTGTATTCAAAGTCCTCAATGGCATAGTCTAGTTGAATAGAATTGTCAAGGAGGTACATATCAGAGTAACGCTTAGTCCAGTCGTTGTACTTCTGGATGCGATAGTCTGGCATACCGTTGATCTCTAGTTTACCACACTCAACGTAGCGGTAAGGATAGCGTTCAAGGATGACTTCTGGTTTCATGATGCTTCTGAGTGGTCACTGTAAAGATTATACCACTCATCATCAGTCATTTGGGAGTATGCTTGGTCCAGTTGTTCAGCTGGCATAGCAACGACTGCTGTACCATCTTGTTTACGAACCAAAAACTCCTCTTTATTGGTTTCAATGCGTTCCATATACGCATCAAAGTTTTTTTCAAAATCCTCTAATGATACTTCAATCATACCTGACAGCAGATTTTCTCCCGTTGCATGTGTTTAATAGATTCTTGACATCCACCTAGGTGTAGGTCGTCAAGAGTAAGTTGTGGGAACGTTGCCCCGTCTCCAAATTTAGCATAGAACTCTTCTCGTGTAAAGTCACGATCAAGTTCATATGATACGTGTTGTAGTTCTTCTAACTCCATAACCTTTTTGATCTTTACACAGTAAGGACATCCAGGTTTTGAATAAATTGTGATCATGCTTTTAGTTGCTTAAAGTCTTCTTCAAAGATTGCCAGACCAGCGTCTGTCAAGACATGATTATACATCTTGTCAAATACTTTAGTAGGTAGCGTAGCTACGCTAGCACCATAAAGGAAACATCTTGAAACGTGGTGTACATCACGAAGAGATGCTGCAAGGATTTGAGTCTTGCAATGCTGAACTCCGTACAACCCAGAGATTGCACGAATTAATTCTACACCACTGATAGAGTTATCGTTGCATCGTCCAACAAAAGGAGAGATGTATGTTGCACCTGCTAGTGCTGCCATCGCTGCTTGGGCAGCAGAGAAACACAGAGTTACATTAGTCTTAATTCCTTGCTCAGAAAGAATCTTACAAGCAATAAGACCTTCTTTAGTGAGAGGAAGTTTGATTGTAACTTCCTCACCAATAGCAGTATACTGACGAGCGTTTTCAAGCATCTCATCAGCAGTATTTCCATTGACCTCTGCTGAAATGCTCACAAAGTCAAAGTCTCTAGAGAGACGAGTAATGAATTCATGATATGAAACACCAGACTTACGAACTAGTGTTGGATTTGTAGTAATACCAGCGACTAGACCAGTCTCATAACGGTCTTTGATCTCTTTATAATCAGCGGTGTCTAAGAAAATTTGCATGACAAAATATCAGGTTAAGTATATAGTAACCATCGGGGTGATAGGATTTGAACCTACGACCTCCCGCTCCCAAAGCGGGCGCTCTACCAAACTAAGCTACACCCCGACTAGATCCTCTTTCCAGAGGAATTGTTCTTCCAAATTATAGTGCAACTTGTAGTTAGTTGTCAACACATAATACCCAGTGATACTAATGTTATCACATTCAAATCCATAACCCTTGACTTTTTCACATGCTCCATCAATATTAAAGCATTTGTCAGTGTGTAGGTAGCTGTGAAAGCGTTCGTCTAGGTTAATCATTAGCGTTCCTCAAAAGTGATGCGTCGGACTTTGCGCTTGCGTCTGTCCTCTTGATATTTTAGGTCACTTTCTGTCAGAATTCCGTTATATTTAATATTCTTTTCATGATTGACTAACACTACTTGACTTAAATCAATTGCGCCAACTGTGTCATCAACAACCCTCATCTGATTGGGACAACCACAGAACTGAACTTTGCTAGTGCTTGTCAATTCTTTGCGACAAACCTTGCATCTTGCTGTTAACATTGTATAGCATTTAACCTCTTATATGAAATGGGTGAAGAGGGGATTGAACCCCCGACCGCCTCCGTGTAAAGGAGATGCTCTACCGCTGAGCTATTCACCCTGAGTGTCGCTGAGAGGACTTGAACCTCCACGTCATAAAGACACTGGAACCTAAACCCAGCGCGTCTACCAATTCCGCCACAACGACAAGGCGACTCAAGTAGGATTTGAACCTACGACCGACTGCTTAGAAGGCAGTTGCTCTATCCAGCTGAGCTATTGAGTCAATGGTTTTTAACTTTGCCAGTAGTAATGATAGAAATTACCTCTGGTATCACACATCGGGTCTTGCGATGCTACCCGATAGTTTAGCATACTTTGTCCTTTAAAATCAGTCCTGTCACCAATGATACTATATGCAGAGAGCATCTTAGATCTGTCTTGTAGTCTTTGCACTAAGGCATGATCTACATAGGGTCTGTTACGCCACATTCCCTCGTATTGTCCAGGTGAATACACCACACCAGACACGTTACCAGGAAACTTAGGAGACCTGACCCTATTTAGGACAGACACTGCAACGCAGTATTCATCCATGGTATTAAGTGCTGCCTCAACTTTGACCACCTTAGAAAGGTGTGCATAGTCAGCAGGTGTCAGTGTCATCAGTAATTGCAGAAGCGAAATCAAAGTAGTCTTTCCTGTAGTAACGTCCGAGGATGTTTGAATTATAGTAGGCAGGGGTGCCGTCTGTCAAGGCTTTTGTCAAAACGTCGTGAAGAAAAAGTTGTCTTGTTTCTTCATAGTTGACCCTTCCAGGTGTCCCGTGGAGGGAGAGTATGGTTCTACTAAAATTCTCTTTACCGAATTTTTTGATGTCGTCCTTGAGTTCTGGACATGACCCATAATACCGCTTCCAATCACTCTCTGAAGTGACTCGTCGCTTTCCACCTTTTGGTTTTCGTTTCTGCCAAAAATACTTTCTCCCAATGTACTGTCGTTCGTTGGTGAGATTGGTAATTTCATAAACAAAACCCCAGTTGTCCCCAATAAGGCTCCCATCAAACACGGTGCCCATATATCTCCAAGGGTTTGGGTAACTCTCTTCCACACTTTCATAATGTCATCTCCAATATTTAGGGTACGTCAAAAAGCACTTCATTGATGTATGTGTCTGCCCACTTCACACCAAAATATTTCTCTAGAATTTTTCTAGTCTTGTCATTTCTCTTCTGATTTTCACAGTAATCTATCTGTGCATTATATCTCTGCTCTGCTCTATCATAATCAATGTTTGCTTTCCAGACTGCACCAACAAATGAGTCTAGATATTCATTGACAACGTGGCAGAATGTCTCTAGTTCTTCTTCAGTTTCTAGTCTAGCAAACTTACAATAGGGAGAGAAGATATCACCCCATGCAGGCATGTCTCTATTATGCCTAAAACTATAGTATCTACTAATGTCAGCAATATCATCATAAACTTGATGACCAATGCCATCAACTGGAGAGATGTCTGTGATAGCAGCACTAACAATCTTCTTATTAGCTACGATATCTGCACCAAAAATAGGCAAATCAAACTCAGGATCTGGATACCATATGCAATGCAAGATATCAAGTGGTCCTAGACTAGCGATTTCCATATGTACTTTGCGTAATCCAGTGCAAATGTACATATCATTTTCAATTGTTAAATTCCCATCTTCAGTTTCCTTAAACACTTTACGAAATTCATCATCAACATCAAGTTTCTCTACGTTTGGTAGAGACCTCTGATGCTTACGAATAATTTTCGCAAGATCATCAATTATTAATCCCATGGATCTGGTATTTGAACTTCATTGCTTGGAGAAACCATGCGTCTGTCAGACACTTTGGTCCGTGCATGATTATCTGTGCTTGTTTGTCTGTCACTTTTGGATCTTGTAGAGCTCTTACCTTCCAACCAGGCAAAGAATCTTTCGTCATAGCTGGAAACCAGCGAACGTATCTTTTTTAACATCTTGTTTAATGCTCCCGATTAGATAAGACTCTACTTCTGTCTCTTGTGGTGCTACTTGCATACCCTTAGAGGATAACCAATGTGCTGTCCATGGAAGAGGATTGTTGCTGATAGGAGTGTCAAAGATTGCTTTCATCCCAATAGATTTTAAACGACGATTAGCAGTCCATTCAACATATTTTTGCAGAAGTTTATCATTGAGTCCGATAATAGAACCATCTTTGAACAAGTATTCTGCCCAAGATTTTTCTTCTTCTACACAATCACGGAACATCTGGTAGACATTCTCCTCTTCCTGCTTGGCAATCTCTACCATTTCAGGATCATCACCATCACGCCACTTATTCATAATATTCTGAGTGATAGTCATGTGTTGGGATTCATCCCTGGCGATCAATCCAATGATCTTAGCAGATCCCTCCAGTAATTTAAGTTCACCAAAGGCGAAAGAGCAAGCAAACGAGACGTAGAATCTAATTCCTTCAAGGATGTAGACGTTCGCAACCGCTCTGTATAGTTTTCTCTTAATGTCATGTAGTTCCCATTGTGCTGTTGGAGAATCGTGGAAATCATTCTTCCACATATTTCCAGTTCCATAGACCTGTGCTGCTTGAATGAATTCATCATATGCTGCAGTAACAGATTTTGCTCGTGAGAGGATCTTCTCGTCCTCTAGGATCTTGTCAAAGACCTCAGAGGGGTCAGCATATACATTCTTGATAATGTGGGTGTAAGAGCGACTGTGGATCATCTCCATGGTCTGCCAAATATTCATGGCAGCTTCAAGTTCAGGTAATGAACAGTAAGGCATAAAAGCCATCCCAGGACCACGCCCTTGTACAGAATCCAAGAGGATTTGGTACTTAAGGTTACTAGTGAAGATGTGCTTTTGTGCTGCATTAAGTGTTTGATAGTCGGCACGATCTTTCTGCAAAGAAACTTCTTCGGGACGCCAAAAGTATCCAAGTTGTGTCTGTGTCAATCTATCAAACACAGGATACTTAAACTTATCATATCTTTGGACTCCAAGAGGAGGTCCAAAGAACATTTGCTGTTTTGTACTGTCTAATTGGGTGGTATTAAATACCGTCATCCCTTCTACTTTGCTACGCATGGGTTCATTTGTCCTAAATTTTGCAGCTGTCACAATCGTCCTCCTCAGTTTCCAGTAGTTCGTGCAGTAAGTCTTCTATTGACGCTTTCTTCTCCTCTGTTAGTTGTGGTTCATCACTCTTGATATCATATGTATTCTGATAATAAGAAGTCTTCCATCCATACTTGTAAGTTTTCAGGAAGTCACCTGCCATGACAGAAACTGGCACCTCATTGTTGTCATAGTTCTCTGGATTATAACTCCAGTTGCCTGAAATTGCTTGATCAAAGAACTTCTGCATAGCAGCGACAACTTTGATGTAACCATCGTTGTCTTTCATGTCCCAGAGAAGAGTGTAGTTATTTTTGAGACTACCGTACTGAGGAACGATTTGCTTGAGAGGTCCCTTCTTTGACTTTTTAGTGGACAAGAAAGCACGAGGTGGTTCAATTCCGTTTGTGGCATTTGACACAACGGAACTGCTCTCTGAAGGCATTTGTGCGGACAGTGTGCTGTGTCTGAGTCCATGTTCGGTGATAGATACTCTAAGATTCTCCCAATCATAATTCAGTTCACTACCGCAGAACTCATCAATGTCACGCTTGTACGTGTCAATAGGCAAGATACCGTCTGCATACTTGGTGCGAGGGAAGTATTCACATGCACCTTTTTCTTTTGCGATTGTGTTACTGGACTTGAGTAGATAGAACTGGAAAGCTTCAGACAAGTCGTGGACTGCTTTCCATGCTTCTGGATCGTCATATTTGTATCCTTGTTTTGCTAGGTAGTGAGCAAGTCCGATATAACCAACGCCAAGTGAGCGACGTGCCAAGGTACTGATACGTGCTGCATTGACAGGATAGTCTTGATAGTCAATCAATTCTTCAAGACCACGAACTGCTAGGTCACATAGATTATCTAGTTCATCAAACTCTTTGATCTTTCCTACGTTGATAGCAGAAAGAATGCACAATGCAATCTCACCAGCGCCATCAATGTGCTCAAGTGGAGTAGTAGGAAGCGTAATCTCTTGACAGAGATTGGACATATTTACTTTGTCTTTAAATGATGAATGCTCGTTACAATGGTCAATATTCATGATATAAACACGACCCGTCTCTGCTCTCTCCTTCAGGAGATTGAGAAGAAGTTCTTGACCACCAATAGTTTTCTTTGGAATGCTTCCATCAGATTCATAACGCTTATAGAGATCATCAAAATCAGGAGTCCCAAAAGCATCGTACAAACCTGGGGTATCGTGAGGACTGAATAGTGTGATGTCCTCATTGTTGATGAATCTTTCGTAGAAGATCTTGCTGATTTGGATGCTGTAGTCAAGTTTTCTGACACGATTATCTTCCGTCCCTTTGTTGTTCTTTAATACAATAATATCTTCTATTTCTTGGTGCCAGATAGGAAAGTGAACTGTAGCAGAACCACCTCTGATGCCGTTTTGTGTACAACATCTGACAGTTGCTTCAAACTTTTTAAGGAAGGGGACAACGCCTGTGTGTTGTACCTCTCCGCCTCTGATTTTAGCGTTGATCCCACGGATTCTGCCAGCGTTAATGCCGATACCAGCCCTTTGTGCGACATACCTGCCAATAGCCATATCGCTGCTAAAGATACTATTGAGGGTGTCATCAGCATCAACGAGAACACAAGATGCAAATTGACGCAAGGGTGTTCTGACACCCGCCATGATTGGTGTTG